TTGTTGTTTATACTATGAAGGGATGTCCTTTTTGTACTGACTTTAAAGAAATATTAACTAATGAGGGAATTGAATTTTTTGACCGAGATATTGAAGAGTATAAGGATGAATATGATATTTTTGTTGAGGTAACAGAAAATGATATGATACCGGCAATGTTAATTATTGAGGGAGATAATAAAAAACATAAATCTTTTTTATATGCTCCAGAAAGAAATTATAACGAATTAACTGAGGCGGTCACTATCATACAAGGACACCAAAAAAAACTTGGTTTAATTTAAAAAATTACAAAATCTTTTACTTTATTTTTAAGAAAATCATATTCTTGAAGTGGGTTGGTTAATTCAACAGACCAATCTGTTTTTTTCATTTCTGTTTCTAACCAAGACATATCAAAATCAAATACATCTAATATTGCCGACGTTAATGTTTCATCCTCTTTTTGGTTGGAGTTCTTAACTGAGAACTTGTTATCACCAAATTCGTCTTTTTTCACTGATATTTTAAATGTTAAAGTTGAATATGGATAATCATGTGGAATGTTATATAAAATATGTTTACCATAATAATACATTAGTCTTCCTTGCTTTAATGAATAACCATGAGGAAACTCAGAACAAAATATTAAATTGTTATCCTCCAAAATTGGTTTTACATGAAAAGTATAGTCGTAAGATTTAGTATTATCTGTCAAATATTCATTACATTGGTGTTTATGATATGAACAATTACTTGAGTTGTTATGATATGAAAAAGTTATTTCATCGGATGGGGTTAATTTTGAATTATAATCAATCAAATCAATTGTATGGGTTAATTTTAAGTCAAATAGTTGTTCTTTAAACTTTAATGTAAATTCATCTTTTATTTTTGCGATGTCTAAAGTTTCTTCATACGTTGTTTTACCTTTAATAACATAAAAGTTCATACAATCAACAACTTGTATAATACTTTCCTCGTCCTTTGGAATTTTACTTAAAATATAATCCGCTAATAAATTAACTATTGATAGTTTACTTGTTGGTGATTTTAATATCATTGGTTTTTATTTGAATAAATTTAATTTTGTTTAATTATAAACAATTTAATTCATAAAAAAGGACAATTTTCATTGTCCTTTCTTTAATTTTTTAAAATATGTTAAATTACTTATTCGTTTTGTTAACGTTGTAGTACTTCTCAACGGTTTTTTTAATCGCCGATTTAACACTTTCGTTTGTTTGTTGTTTTTGAGCCGCAGCCTGTTGAACCTGTTGAGGTGAAGGCTGTTGTGATTGGTTTCCGTTATTTTTGCATCCGCATCCCATGGTGTTGTATTTTAGTTAGTTTATTTGTTTACTGATAATAAATACTATCTTTATGGAAATATAAGAGTAAAAGAATATTTATCAATTAAAGATATAATGGATTTTTTAAAATTAATACAAGAAGGACGAGTTGACGACTTTAAGGCCAAGTACTCACAAAAGTTTGGTACTGATAATGCAAATAAAATTATTGTGGCGGTACCACAGAAATATTTGGATTGGGCAGGTAAACATTTAGATATGGTTAATTTTGAGGAAAACCTTTCAAAGGTTGCTCAAGCACTACAAAAGTTTGAAAAAATATCAAGTAATCTTCCAATCACTGATTTATTTCAATATAAAAATATAGGACAATTGTTATCCGCATTATCGGAATATTATAACCGACAAAGACGAGTTGTTAATAAAGTTGAAGGTGGCAATGTTGTTTATGATGACGGTAGATACTTTGTTGTTAATCCATTAACACATGATTCGTCTTGTTATTATGGTAAGGGTACTAAATGGTGTACAAGTGCAGATACTGACCATCAGTTTAAAAAATATAATGAAGACGGTAAGTTATTTTACATCTTAGATAAGAATGCAACAACTAATGACAAGTTTTATAAAGTTGCTCTTCTTCAAAAATTTGATGGAGACAGAACATATTATGATGCTTTGGATGAAACCGTAAAAAATGGTTGGATTTTAAATACCAACAAATTAAATCAGATATTATCATCGGTTGATGAATACATTAAATTGGAATACCCTGAACAGGTTAAAATATATACTGATAAGGAGTTAGCAAAAAAAGAAAAACAACGACTTGCTAACTTAAGAATTCAACAAATATTAAAAGAAAGACAAGACGAAGCTCAAGAGAGAAGGTTGGATGGTGAGTGGACTTTAGATGACAATTGCCCTGAGATTGGATTAAAGGCTCATGCTCTACTTATTAATTTGTCTGAAAATTTTGATGTAGATATAATAACCAATCAAGACATAGGTGAAATTGCAAGAATTCAAAATGAGATTGACAGACTTCAATTAGAATATGATAATGATGAAGAGGTAAGAGGTGATTTACTGGATGAGATAAGTGAGTTGGAGGACGAGATAACAGAATTTGAAAACAAAATAGATGTTTATAATATAATCCCAACCGGAAGTTTTTATGCCACATCTCAGTTTGAGGTAATTGGAGTTCCTAACTTAGAAGACCGTACATATGCAGTTGGTGATGAAGATGAGATGCAGAGAAGTGCTTATGAATATGTTGACCAATTAATTGACGACATTGGATATCGAGGATTTAATCCTACATTTGCCAAAGAGTTTATTGATGAGAAAGCAATAATTTCATATGCTGAGGATTTATTTAACGACGATGTTTATAATAACACTGAAAATTATGTGGATAATTCACAAAGAAATTTATCTGACGGACAAGAAGAAAAAATTGGTATTTTAAATAGTAAAATAGAAAAATATAAAAGTTTAATTTCAAGTTTTGAAGATGAGATAGATAATGATGAAATGGAAAGTGAAAATAATGATGAAATTATAGAAAAAATTGATGAGTTAAATGATGAGATTACCGAAATGGAAACGGAAATTCAGGACGAAATAGAAAACCCTGAAGGTTCTTTCCCTGATGACTTAATTGAAGATATAATTGAAAAACAACTTAAAGAAGTAAGATATGATGTTACTTCTTTCATGGATGAATGGGGACTTGATTGGGAAGAATATGTTGACAAAGACGAATTTATTAATGGAGTTGTAGATGCCGATGGTTATGGCCATACCTTGAATGGATATGATGGTACCGCAGAAGAAATAACAGTTTTAGGTGATTTATATTATGTGATGAGAATTGATTAAGATTTTTATTTAGTTATAATTGTTGTATGGGAAGAAAAAAAAAATTGGAGTTTAAGTTAAACCCCGAGTGGATGTTGAAAGAACCTTTAGATTTTGAATACAACAAATATACTCTGTTAAATTACATTCAAAAATGTGAAGAAAGATTAAATAAGTTTGAAATTTATCCTGATTTTGTTGAGTTATCTTTGCACATGGCAAATATTCAATCATTATCTAATGAAAACATTCTACTTTTAACTAATAAAAAATTTAATTCATGTGATGATGAAATTGTGTTAAAAGATTTATATCCAAAAACCCCAAGAGAATTATCGGACGAAGAAAAAAATGAGTTAAATAAAACAATCTTGTATTCAAATGATAAATTATTTGACACATTTAATACCGCCAAATCAATTTGGAATATTGTTTTTGATAGTATCGATGTTTCCGTAAAAAAAAATAAAAAAAATTTAGGTTCAATTTATGGGTATATTTTTTACTATAAAAAGTTAGAAAATAAAATTTATGTTTGGGAATATAAAATAAAAAAAGAACGGGACAGTAAAAATAACGCTCAAACACAGATAACCAAAATATATGAAAATGAGGCGGATAGTACCACACTATTATCAATTATTGAGACTTATTCAAAATTCAATAAAACGGAGTATTATAAAGATTTCCCGGTTTTTGAAATAACTTGTGAACAAGATTTTCCAATAGAACAATCTATTGTTCCAATTATGAAAAGAAAAATAATGTCGTATATTTTTCAAACATTTAACATTGAAAAATTAAAAATAATTGACAATAAAATATAAATAAATTATATTTTATCGTACGTTTTATTAATTCTAAAAAAAAATAAATAATATATGAAAATTAAATTGGAATATGTGTGGTTAGATGGATATACGCCAGAACCAAATCTTAGAAGTAAAATAAAAATCGTTGATTATCCAATAAATTTTATTAAAGACATACCCGAATGGGGGTTTGACGGGTCCTCAACAAAACAAGCTGAAGGATATTCTTCTGATTGTTATCTCAAACCAGTTAGACTGTATAAATCATATGATAGAATCTATGTTTTTTGTGAAGTCATGGATAATAAAAATAATGCACATGAAACAAATGATAGGGCAAAGTTAGGTAAAGAAGACGAATCTTTTTGGGTTGGGTTTGAACAAGAATATTTTATACGTTCAGCTCATAACCAAAACATTTTAGGTTTTGATTCAGGTACAATGATTGACCCGCAAGGAAAATATTATTGTGGTGTTGGAGGACAAATTGTTGGAAGAAATATTGTTGAAGAACATTTGGATATGTGTTTAGAATGTGGGATTGGTATTGAAGGAATCAATGCTGAGGTTGCATTAGGACAATGGGAGTATCAAATATTTGCAAAAGGTAAATTATTGGCGGCTGATGATTTGTGGATGTCTCGTTACTTTCTTTACAAAATTGCTGAGAAATACGGATATCAGATTGAATTACACCCAAAACCATTAGTTATTGGTGAATGGAACGGTTCAGGACTACATACAAATTTTTCAAATAAAATAATGAGAGAAGTTGGCGGAGAACAATATTTTAAATCAATTTTTAATGTTTTTGAATCAAGGAAAAACGTACATATGAAAAATTACGGTTCAGATAATGAACTTAGATTAACTGGAAAATATGAAACACAATCAATTAATAAATTTAGTTGGGGGATTAGTGATAGAGGAGCTTCTATCCGAGTACCTATGTCAACCGCAAAGGAATGGAAAGGATATGTTGAGGATAGACGACCAGCGTCAAATGCAAATCCATATAAAATACTTAATGTTATTTGTGAATCATTAGTGTCCGCAAAACAATTGGAATCAACGTTAAGTATTATGTATGAAGATATTGATACCGATAAGTTAAGTGAAAAATACGGAACAATGTCTAATGATGATTTGTTGAAAGAATATCGAAATGATGATGATTATGAATTATCTGAAAAAATGATGGAGTCTAAAGCAAATGTTAATCCAGAGTTTATTAATAACAAGAACTAATAAGATAAATGAAAAATAATTGTGCGTGTAACCCAATAAATGGGGGAGATGGTAATTGCCAGTGTGTAAATTCATCTAATGTTAACATAGAAAAAGAAATGGTAAATCATCCTGACCATTACCAATTTGGTAAAAATAATGAATACGAAGCAATAAAAGTTATTGACGCTTGGGATTTAGGGTTTAGTTTAGGAAATGCAATAAAATATATTAGTCGTGCAGGAAAAAAAAGAAAAGATACAGAACTTGAAGACCTCAGAAAAGCCCTTTGGTACCTCCAACACCACATCGAAAACATCGAAAAATAAAACAGGACTTAGTAAAGAAATTTCAGTTTTAGATGCAATCACAACACCAAGTGAATTACTACGAGAAACTTTTATAAATTTTATGTGGGGTTTTTTAGGTAATTCTATTGTCGTGTTTGTTGCAAAAGAATTGGACTTTTTAGTTTTAATAAATTATATTTTGTATTACGTTTTAATTTCGTACATTGTCAACAGAAAAAAATATGACACAATTTTAGGTAAGTTTATAGTTCTCCCTGGTTCAGCCGCGGGAGGAGCATTTGCGGGATATAAATTAGCTCAAATAATTACAGAAATAGTTTAATTAAAAAAAAATAAGATATGATAGGTAGTTTAGTGTATGTAAGTTTGTTATTGAATGTAGTATTAATTTTAAAATTGATAAGTAAATGATGATAGTAATGGGAATTTTAATTGGTGTAGCAATAGTGTTAACAACTGTGTTAGTAATGGATATTTTAATTGATATAATAATATGAAATACTACAAAATTATTTTAGCTGGTAAAGGAGCCGAACTTTACCCATTTGAATTAAACACAAAACAATACGAAACTTTTCGTGATAACGGGGTAGAATTAGATGAGATGGAATGCGACGATATATGTGAAATATTAGAAGTTGAAAGTTTCCTTGATTCGCCAAACGAATCTATTATGGGGCCTTTTGCGGATTCATTTATTTTAAGAGTTGAAGATGAGGATGGAAAAGTTGTTTATGAAACAGAAGTTTTGGATATAGAAAAAATTGATTACGAAGAAAAATATTGTAGTAATAAAGCTTTTTTAATTGTTGAAAATTATTGTAAAGGTGAACAAGTAATTTATGATATACCACTTGAAGAAGATTTTGATATTGATAAATTAAGATTAAAAGTCTATGATGTTGGTTGTAGAGTCGAAGTAGTAAACGAAATTATATATGATGAAAAATCATATGAAATTTATAAATCATATGGTGATACAACTAGTAAAGGATTTAATTATCATTTAACCGCAGGAATTTAAAAATTATGGAAACAGGAAAAATAATAAATGGAGATTGTATTGAGGTAATGAAAACATTGTCTGATGGGTGTATTGATTTGGTTGTGACATCACCACCATATAATTGCGGAATTAAATATGACACCCACATAGATGACTTACCTATGAATGAATATTGGAGTTGGACACGAGAATGGTTAACAGAAACTTACCGATTGATTAAAGATGACGGTAGAGTTTCAATTAACATTCCCTACGAAGTGAATGTTCAAGATAGAGGAGGTAGAGTATTTTTTGTTTCAGAATTTTATCAAATAATGAAAGAGGTTGGATTTAAATTCTTTGGAATTGTAGATTTAGAAGAAGATTCTCCACACAGAAGTAAGACAACAGCATGGGGTTCTTGGATGAGTCCCAGTTCTCCATATATTTATAATCCAAAAGAATGTGTAATATTAGCATATAAAAAACAACACATTAAAAAAGTTAAAGGTGAACCAGAATGGAAAGGAGTCCCAACTGAGATTGAACAGGAAGACGGGACATTAAAGAAAAAAATTGTATATGAGGAAAAAGATAAGAAAGAGTTTATGGAACTTGTATTTGGTCAGTGGAATTACTTTGCAGATACTAAATCACTCACCAAGGCAACTTTCTCAATGGACATACCAACAAAGGCGATTAAGATATTGTCCTACAAAAACGATGTAGTTCTTGACCCATTTGCGGGTTCAGGTACTAGTTTGGTGGCGGCAGAAATATTAGATAGAAGATGGTTAGGTATAGAATTAAGTGAAAATTATACTAAAGTTGCACAAAAAAGAGTACAAGACTTTGTTGACCGAAAAAAACAAATTAAAATAGAATTCAAATAAAAAGGTTATTACGACCTTTTTATTTGTTTTATGGATATTTATTAATAAAATAAAAAAATGGTTAACATATTAATAACTGAAAAACAACTTGCTTTAATTACTAAAAATCAATCATTAAAAAATA